AAACTTTCTCTGCTAGATAGCGTTTCTTGCCACCCCATTTACCTGTATAAAATCGTTCCATTGGTATGGCAAGTGCTATTAACATTTCACTCAATTCTATTTTTAAGAAACGTGATTGGATATTTTTTGTTAAATATCGTCTTACTATTGGTTTCACTCCTCTCTTCCTTCTAATTTTGGACCAAAATAAAGCCATTACATCGCCTGCACCTTCTTCTGTATCAAATGCATCTAGTTCAGATGGCATTTGAAACATTGATAATCTTTCTAACAGCAACCAGCGTTGTGGGACAGACAAGTAATGAAAATTAATGCCCACAAAGCCATCGTTTAATCTCCTACCTAAAGGTATCACTAAAGGGAATACATCATAATAAGGTAATTTCTCAGCCCCTTTAGGACGATAATAAAATAAATTCATCATCCCAAAATTAGGTCTTACTGTTACTTTCTGGGTTTTATAACCCTCCCGAATCATTCGCTTCACTTGAGGCTTGGGTAATAACTCCTGCACTTTCTGTCTATACCAACGTATAGATAACTCTATCCCATGAGCTTCCTCACGGAGTTGATCGAATATACCTACTTGACTTGCCATATAATACTATTTATATGGATTAGTGAACTGATCCTCTGTTAGTATCTTAAATTCCATGCCTTGCTTTTCACAGAACTTCATTGCAGAATCCCACTTGGCTTGGTTCTTTGAGTACTCTTTGACTTCCCATAGCCATGATTTAGTTTTCTTTCGAGGGTTCTTTCTAGGAGGTTTAGTCTGTTTCTTTGGTTTGATCTCTACGATATACTTAACCACTGTATGATTAGGCTGTTTCACCTTCACATAGAAGTCTGGAAAGTATCTGTGTATCTTACCATCCAAAGGAGACTGATAAGGGATGACAACTTCTTCGCTGCCCCATTCAATTACATTTTCATTACGATCACAGTAGATCATAAATCTACGTTCCCAACCAGAACGATAGATTATGTTCCTCACATTGCCCTTGTATTTATTGGGCCTTTCGGGATTGAATTTTCCCTTATAATATTTTGTAGTTGCCATATAAATACTTATAACAATTTAAAAGGTATTATATATGGAATCTTTTGGCAGTTACTCAAGCCAGTGGCTTGCATTTCCAGATGATCTAACAACTAACAAAGATTATGCTGGAAACTATATTCTATTTACAGCTATGAAAGTTACTGGTGGTGTTGATACTCGCACCTTAAAATTTAACATGGCTGAAGGTCATCCTACCAGCGTGGCACTCCCTATTCCTCAAGGGTTAACTTTTGGTTATCAAAATAACTGGGACCAAACTGAAGTAGGTGGGGGAAGAGCAGCTCTGGCTTCCAAATCTGGTGGAATATTAAATACTATAGCTGGTGTTACCTCAGAAAATTCTATAACTGATATGGTAAAAGCAGCTGGTGCAGCTGCTGGTTCTGCACTCTCTGGAGCTAAGGGTAGTATTATGGATGCAGCTGGTGATGTTGGTGGACTAGCAGGCAAAATGAATACTGCAGGAGCGGGAGTAGTAAATGAAATGATGGGGTTTGCTGCCACTAAGCCGGGCATAGGTAGTCTGTTAGAGGCTGCTCAATTTGATATAGGTATAAGAGCCCTTAAACAAACTATGACTAGTTATAGTGGGCCTGGCTTTAGAAGTTTTCAATGGCAATTTTCTATGAAACCATTGAGTAAGGGTGAGAGTCAACAAGCTAAAGCTATTACTCAATTTTTTAAAACAAGGTCTATGCCAGCCCAAAGTGATATGCAATATACTAGAATATATAATATACCTGATGTTTTTAGAGTTCAATTCTTCAGTGGGTTTAAGGAGAGTCCTTGGATTGATAAAATAGGTCATTGTGCTTGTACAGATGTGGGTATTGCTTATGGTGGGGATAGGTTTACTACATTTGCTGGAGAACACGCTCCACTTCAAATTGATTTAAGTGTATCATTTAAGGAAATGGAACTCTTGAATCGTCAAGCTGTTCAGAATGAAGATAATACTGGTGTATGGCCAGAAGAAACTTATACTAAAGCATCTAAACCCTACCAAGATCCTGAGGTGTACTCAGTTGATGATTTTCAAGGTATTAATACTAATGAGGGTGGGGGAACCCGTCGGCGAGCCAGTCAAACAGCAACCTAAGAGAATACTAAATGTACTTCCAACCTTTTCCAACAATAAACTATGATCCTACTGGGAGTGGGTATACTTCTCAAATTAAGGATATTACAACCCGTGTAGCAGTTAAAAAATGGGTGCGTAATAAGGCTGCTCTATTTGCTAAATTTAATGTGGAAGATGGTATGACTCCAGATCAAGCTGCCTTTTATCTATATGATGATACTGAATACCATTGGGTAGTCTTAATGTTTAATGAAATAACTAACTCTTATTATGGATGGCCTCTTTCTCGCCGAGATTTTGATGCCTTTGTAAATGACAAATATGAAAACCCTGAGGCTGTACATCATTATGAAATCACCCAATCTTCAGGCGATCAGTCCGTAAAAATAAACGTAGAGAGTGATGTGGCCGGTGCCACAGCAGTTTCTAATTTAGAATACGAACAGACCATACAAGATAAGAAAAAACAGATTAGAGTTCTGAAGCCAGAATATCTTAATCAATTTGTAAGAGAATTTACTGATCTAGTTAGAGGGAAAAAATAAATGGCTGATGTTGTAAATATTAGTGGCGAGATAAATGGTGTTGAGGGTGACCTGCATAAAATTCAAAATAGTGGCCAAACAAATCCTAATGTACAAGTTCCTGCCGGCTCTTACAAAGTTTCAGTGGCAATCTTACATCATGGTAAGCCGGGCAACGAATACCCTATAGGTCAATTTTTACAACGAATATACATCTTTGAAGATGTAGAAAAAATGGGTATCACAGGTTGGATTGAAATGATAGACCCGTACAATCTAGTGCGTAATGGTATTATCTTAGGGCAAGAACTTTTATATCTAGAGTTTGTTACTGGTGGGGCAGATGGAGCTGGAATTGAAGATGATTGGAAAGTTAGTTTTACTAAAAAGAATCCTCTGTACGTTCATAAAATTCAAGATTTAAAACATCAACAAACAGGCGAAGCAGAAACCCAAGGTACCCTCACATACCGCTTACATTTCTGTTCACCAGAATTAATACAAAATGATAGAGTAAGAGTATCTAGGACTTTACAAGGTACTTATTCAAATATGATTAAGAACATCCTAGAAAATGATCTGAAAACTCCTAAGAAGTTTGAAGTGGATGAAAACTTTAAAGAGACCGAAGATTTAAAACTAATAAATGTTCCCAACTTAAATCCCTTTAGTGCCATTGCTCTAATGGCTGCGGCTTCCCAATCTACTCCCTCAGAAAAACAATTCAAAGGTAGACAAACTGATTATTATTTTTGGGAAACATCAAGAGGGTATAGATTATTTCCTATCTACAGACCCCATGTAGATAATATTTTTTTTAGAGTATCAGGCTCGCCAGCTACTTCAAGTTATGTAGGAGATATGACTACTGCTCTAAGTCAAAGATATTCATTCTATGGGGATACTTATTCAAGTATTAAAGCTGGATCATGGGGATCTAAACAGATTCTCTATGATAATACTACAAAATCTTATGATCTATTCCAATCAAATTATCATACTTCTTTATATAAAGAAAGGATGGATCAAATATCTGGCACACTCCGCAAGGTAGATGGAGAAGTATCACAAACCCCAGTATTTTTCCCCAATGGTAAAGAAGAACGTAATGTTTACGGTGACCCTAAAACCATATCAGATTATCCTGATGGTAACTTAATGTTGTCGGGTTGGAATTCCAATCGACTTACTAACATCGACAAAAGTACTAATGAATCCACTCATCCCTGGGTGAGAGTCCCTTCTGATATATCAATGCAAAGAAATATACAGACTAGTCAAACAATGGCACATCAGCTAATGATGATGAGAGTACATGGTACATCTCGATTAGAAGCAGGAATGACAATACACCTAGACCATCCAGATATAGGACAAGGTAGTGGTACGGTTTCTAAAGCTAAACCATCTGATGCTGTATGGGAAAATAGACAAAACAATATATGGTTGATTAAAAAACTTACTCATGCTATAGACCTGAGAGAAGATTCTATGAAATATTATTGTGATTTAGAATTGTCTAATACTATGAGAACCCAAAGAGATCCTTTACCCACCTATGTAGGGTTGGGGAGTTCCAAATACTAAAAAGAAAAGCCCCCGAAAGGGGGCTTCTCAGTGTGGCTTGGCTAAAGATTAATCTTCGTCTGCCAATTTAGCAAAATAGGATAGAGTATCCTCCTCACCTTCATCACTACTAGCGGGGGTAGTAGTCTCAACTGGAGCAGAGCTCACAGCTTTGGGAGTGGGAGTAAATTTCTCTACCGTGCCCTGGACGCCACTTCCAGTAAGAGTTCGATTCAACTTACTCTTTAGGTCATCATATGATTTGAAGTTATCCTCTTTAAGAAACTGTGTAAGGCTATACAACTTACCATACAGCTCTTCCAACTTACCTTCATCACCATCAAACACTTCAGAAGATCCATCAAATTCAGATTTGTCATAGTTCCAAAAACCATCAACCTTCCGAACTTTCAACTTGAAGTTTGCACCCTTCCAAAAATCGAAAGGATCATATGCAGTTTCATCTTCAAACTGTGGGTTAATCACCTCTGCCAGTTTATCATGGATTTTCTTACCATAACGAAACAGAAAGATTTTACCATCGTTTTCTGGATGCTTTGGATCACTCACAATCAAAACATTGGAGTAATATTTGAGAATACGCTTCTGTTTGCGAGCCGTATCTTTGTCCGACTCCAGACCACTGTTCCACAATTCAGTATTGTATTCTGAAACTGGGTCCTTCTTGTTCAGCGTAGTAAGGGAGTTTTCAATGTACCAGCCACCTGGTCCTTTGAAAGCGTGACTCCAAATCCGAACCCACGGTAAATCTTCACCAGTGGGTTGCGGAAGGAATCTGATTACTGCATAACCATTACCTGACTTGTCAAGTTCTGGCTTCCAAAACCTGTCATCTCCAAATGAAGTTACAGGATTGTTTACTTTGTCCAACTCTGCCTGTAGCTTTTCAAAACTACCGGACTTCTTTTTTAAGTCTGCAAAAGACATATCATATTTCCTCGTATTATCGTATTAATCGTATATCACATACAACTCATAATGATCTATTAAGTATAACACAACTTAATAGCTTTGTCAAGGGTTTATTCGCTAGGAGTAGACCCAAAAGACAAACTAATTGACACACCAGCTGTCAGATCACCTCTTGAAAAACCATCATCAAAAGGAACTGTAACATTAGGTCGTACCGAAAATGTATCTGTAACGGCCCAAGTATAACCAGCGTCTATGTCTAAACCTTCATAAGAAAAGTCATCAACATCCCAGTTAGATGTAAGACTACCATCTACACCAAAGATACCATAACCTGTTCCAATCGTAGCACTTACATCTGTATCATTGATATTCCAATCAACACCGGTATCAAAATTAAGACCCCAATATTCAATAGTAGTATCAACACCTATTACATGGTCACTATCAGTAGTGTAATCATAAGATACACCACCTTCTAAACCACCTAACAGAGATGTAGAATAAGCTATACCAAAATCTACTGTATCACTGTTAGAGAAAGTCAAACCACCAGTCCCCACAGTAATCTCGTTTCCATCTTGGCTGACACCAATAGTGGCACCACCAGCAGAAACATTAACATCATGCTCAACTCCTACACTCAATGCATATGCACTTATAGGCAGCATAAGCAAGAGTGTTACTAAAAACTTCTTCATTTATTTTTCTCCTTTCAAAGAATAATTGT